CCCAGTAGTATGGGGGGCAGACAAACGACCCCCCGCTAACATTCAAGACAAACCACTAATGTTCAACCAGATTCGCAACTTTGTTCACACGATGAAGAATCCGATCTCCCGTAAGATCTTCTTCCTGCACAAATTTGCCCCCAAGCGTTATAGTGAGTTCCGCGACCTGATGTACACTCTGAACACACAGTTTCACCTGGGTACTATCACTGAAGCAGAGATGAATTCTGCACTTCTTTCCTTCTGATTTCGTCTCTTAACTAACACTTACCAAACACACAATGACAGTCACTTATCAGTCCAACGTTCTGGATACTTCCTATAACGGTTGGGAGAATTATGAGACCTGGAATGTTGCACTCTGGATCAACAATGATGAGGGTCTATATCACCTAGCAATGGAAGCAGGTAACTATGAAACCTTCCTAGATTTGGTTGGTAATGCTACAACTGGTGACGGGGTTAAGTTTAATGATCCTCGCGTAAATGTCATCCAGATCAATAGCGATGTGTTTGACTTCTAAGTAACACTCACTCATTCCTTACTAAGTGACTATGAAAATCATCAATCGTCCTGCACTTCTTGAGTCTTACTTCAACGCACTGATTGACAATATGACCCTGGAAGATATGCAAGAACTTCTATACGCGATGATGGAAAATGAGTTTGATGGTATCAGCGACGAGCAACTGATTAAGGAGATTCAGTACACTCACCCCGAACTCCTTAAATAATACACAAGGGAATAAGATGCGCCCTATAAAGACACTTAGCAAACACACAGTTCACAACACTTTTCTTCGTTATTATGTCTAAGTCCCTGATGCTTTCTCTGCTGTCTAAGGGTAACACTGGCACTGAGATTCTGTCCATTCTGGATACACTCACTGCTGATAATGTTGCTGGGTTTGATTATATTGAATCGCCTATGATTGAGCAGGTACTGGGTATTCCTACTCTGGAGGAAGTAGCGTTCTGATGTATACTGAGAGTGCTGCGGTGGTTGACACTGTGGCACTCTTATGTTAGACTTGGCGATGACAGTGATTCGGCAGTGTTTTGCGCCGTTCGTTTATATCGTCGCGGCGGCGTTGCGTATATAAAAACGCCCCACTACCCTAACCTACAGAGGTGACAAATCGACCTCTAAATATCAATCTCATAAAAATTTTCCGGAGGTATTCTAAGTGTTTGGATGGATTCATAAGAACGGTAAGAGTCGTCCCAATAAGAATAAAGCAAAAGGTGCAGGAAGAACTTGTGCCCAAAAGAATGCTTCAAGAAAGCGTAAAAAGAAAAAGTGAGAAGAAGAAAACCCCCATATTGGAACTTCTGGAAGGTTGTCTTTGCGGGATGGTTAATAAGGTATCCACGGCAGTGCTTTACGATCTTCGGAGGCACTGTTGGATTTTTGTTTGTGATCATATATAATGCATTAACAAAATAAAAAACACTGAAAAAAATTCCGGAAATATTTTTATGACTGAAAAGGTTTATCACATATACGCAAAGGGTCGGTGCATTTATCACAGTTTATCAGAGAATAAATTTTCTGAGACCTGGGAGATGATGCACAGAATGATTGATCTTCTTGATTTGGATCTTACAAAAGAAGATTTAAGTTATGAACAACTTAATGTAAATAAAGAAGTATTACTCAATTCTTCTCATTGAGGCGAATTGACAAAAGCATATATAGACTGATAAAATTGATCTGAAGGTTATTTAACTTTATGGCAAAAGGATTTACAGTAAAGGCAACAGCACCTAGACCCAAAGAACAAGACTGGGATTATGATGCGATTAAAGAACGAATGAAAGGTAAATCGATTGTCTTCTGCCTTCCTGGTAGAGGATGTTCATTTATCTTTTTGAAAGCATTTGTACAACTTTGTTTTGATCTTGTACAAAATGGAATGAGTATTCAAATTTCTCAAGATTATTCATCGATGGTAAACTTTGCACGATGTAAGTGTCTTGGTGCAAATGTTCTTCGTGGTCCGAAGCAAATTCCTTGGGACGGTAAACTACAATATGATTATCAACTTTGGATTGACTCGGATATTGTCTTTAACACAGAAAAGTTCTGGCAACTCTGTGATATGGCACTGAATGAAGAAGGTGAAGAAAAGGAAGTCGTTGCTGGTTGGTATGCTACAGAAGATGGTCACACAACCTCAGTAGCACACTGGTTAGAAGAAGAAGACTTCCGTAAGAATGGTGGAGTTATGAACCACGAAACTGTTGAGTCTATCTCAAAGCGTAGAAAGCCTTTCACAGTTGATTATACTGGATTTGGTTGGGTTCTAATTAAAAAGGGTGTCTTTGAGAATCTTGAGTATCCTTGGTTTGCTCCCAAGATGCAACAATTTGAATCTGGTCAAGTTCAAGATATGTGTGGCGAGGATGTTTCATTCTGCCTTGATGCTAAAGAAGCAGGATTTGAAATCTGGTGCGATCCACGCATTAGAGTTGGACACGAAAAAACTCGCGTAATCTAATGAACACTCTTTACAATCTTTTATACAAAGGTCGTAAAATTTATACGAATCTCACTATGGAAGACTGTGGTGAGATTCTTCAAGACTTCTCAGAACGTTTTTACTTAGGAGAAGACATTGATCCTAATTTAATTGAAATGGAGGAAATTACAAATGGCTAAAGGTGGATCGAACAAGACTATTTTTGAACCAGGAGCACCGAAGAAGACACGGCAAGGGCGCTCTCCTCGCACATTGCTTAGTGCAACCTCTCGTAATGGACGTAAGAAAAAATATCGCGGTCAAGGTAAGTGATTCAACTCAATCCTCAAATCCCAGTCTTTACTCCAAAAGGTAAAGGTTGGGCTTTTTTTGTGATTGATAGATCTCAAGAACACGATCTTGAATGGGTTGTTTTTCTAGATAGTAATGGAGAATGTTGGACTTTTAGAAACTCTGAGATTAGAATTCAAAAAAATTATACTTTAAATCGACAAAACACCAATAATTTTGATACTTCGGGATAGCAACCCCGTAAAAAGTTCTGATTTTAACAAATCAGGAGCACAAAATGACCAAAAAAGTCGATAAAGACCAGAATTTTATGCAGAATGAATGGGGAACTCAATATTTGAGTAGTGAATATGGTTGGGAAAGTCAAATTCAGAAACAAAGAATGCTTCGTGAGATTGCAAACGATGAATTAACTCCCAAAAAACACGATTTTTATCATCAAAATGAAATTCATTCAAAAATTCGCAATGATGAGGACTACGATGATTGGGATTATGGAACAGAACCCCTGTATGAATTCAAAAAACCCGAATAAATAATACAGATTTTATACTTTTTATGCCTCTAGAGCGGGTCAGTAAAGGATTTAAAGACCTGAGTATGACCTTTCAGGTCAATCCTCTTAATTATGACCTAATTGGTTTGAAAAATGAAACTGCTATTGCTCGCTCTATTCGAAATTTGGTATTTACATATCCGGGAGAACGTTTTTTTAACGAAAATTTAGGTTCAAAAGTAAGTCGTTCTCTTTTTGAAAATCTTGATGAGATCTCTGCATCAATAATTAAAGATGAAATAGAAAATACTATTAGAAATTATGAACCAAGAGTGAATTTGATTTCGGTAAACGTTACACCAAACTATGATGAAGGTGAATTTAACGTAACTATAAATTATAGAATTGTAGGTATTGACGTTTTACCTCAACAGTTATCATTTGCACTCCAGCCAACACGATAAATGGCATTAGTTAATTTTACTAACCTAGACTTCGATCAAATAAAAGTTTCAATTCGTGAGTATCTAAGAGCGAATTCAAACTTTACTGACTACGATTTTGAAGGATCAAATCTCTCAACTTTGGTTGATGTTTTAGCGTATAATACATACATCTCCTCATATAATGCTAATATGATTAGTAATGAGGTATTCATTGATAGCGCAACCCTTAGAGAGAATGTAGTTTCTCTTGCACGTAACATTGGTTATGTTCCACACTCTCGTTCAGCATCAAAGGCAAATATTTCATTTTTTGTAGACACAACAGGATTTACTACAAATCCTCTTACTTTAACTTTAAAGAATGGTGTTGTTTGTACAACAAATACTACTTTTGGAAATCAAAGTTTTTCATTCATTATTTCGCAGGATATTACTGTTCCTGTAGTAAATGATATTGCTTTATTCGAAAACATCACTATCTATGAAGGAACATTTATTGTTAATAATTTTGAAGTAGATGCAAATAATCCAAATCAGAAATTTATTTTAGATAATGCAAATATTGATGTTGATTCTATTCGTGTTTTTGTAAGAAATACTAAAGCAAGTACTATTAAAAGGGCATATAAATTATCAAAAAATCTTTTTGAGATTAATTCAGAATCAAGAGTCTTCTTTATCCAAGAAATAGAAGATCAAAGATATGAATTGATTTTTGGTGATGGTGTGTTTGGTAAAAAACTTGAAAACTTAAACTATATTGAAGTTTCTTATAATGTCACAAATGGCGAAAGTGCAAATGGAGTTTCAGCATTCAATTTTAATGGTCGTATTATAGACAATAATAATAGGGTTATAACTACTGGTATTTCTTTGATTACTACAAACTCTCTTTCACAAAATGGTAGAGAGATTGAGTCAGTAGAATCTATTAAAAAGTATGCCCCAAGAAAATATTCCTCACAGAATCGTGCAGTTACTGCAACAGATTATGAGACAATCATACCCACAATCTATCCAGAAGCAGAATCTATTTCTGTATTTGGTGGTGAAGATCTTAATCCACCAAAGTATGGAAGAGTTTTTATAAGTATTAAACCAATTAATGGGCCATTTGTTTCAAATCAGGTTAAAAATAATATTGAAAAAGAACTACGAAGATATGCTGTTGCAGGAATAGTTCCTGAAATTATAGATCTTAAATACCTATATCTAGAAACGGATAGTACTGTATATTATAATACAAACGCAACTAATGATGCAAATAATTTAAAAGATATTATTTTCAATAGTATTAAAAACTATACAAATTCAAAAGAACTTAACAAATATGGAGCAAGATTTAAATACAGTAAATATCTCAAAATAATTGATGATTCAAATAGCGCAATCACTTCCAATATTACCAAAGTTGTAATGAGACGTGATTTGCGGGCAGCATTAAACGAGTTTGCTGATTATGAAATTTGTTATGGAAATCAGTTTCATATTAAAAATATGAGTGGATTCAATATTAAATCTTCAGGATTTCGTATTGCTGGAATTAATGATACTCTTTATATTTCAGATATTCCAAACTCTGATGGATTAAAAGGAAGTATTTTCTTTTTCAAATTACAATCAACTACGCAACCAACAATTGTAAGAAAAAATGTCGGAACTATTGATTATGTCAAAGGAGAAATTATATTATATCCAGTAAACATAAGTTCTACTTTAAAAACTTCTTTTTCTCAATCAATAATTGAAATTTCGGCTATTCCAAAATCAAATGATGTTATCGGATTGCAAGATTTATATCTGCAATTAGATGTCAATAAAAGTGTATTAAATATGTTGTCGGATGAAATTTCTTCTGGTTCAGATATTTCTGGATCAACATATAAGGTTACATCAAGTTACACCAACGGAGACCTCGTAAGAATATAATAAAATGACAGAAACCAGAATCAAAATCAGTTCCATTGTTGAAAATCAACTACCTCAGTTTGTTTTAGAAGAGTTTCCTCTTGTTTCCGAATTCTTATCGCAATATTATGCTTCTTTAGAAAATCAAGGAAACGTAAGTGATATACTTCAAAATATTGATCAATATATCAAAGTTGATAAATTAACTAACTTAGTAGATTCAGCGACTTTAACTTCCGATGTAACTTTTTTTGATTCTACAATTAATGTATCTTCTACTGCAGGATTTCCGGATTCTTATGGACTTTTATTAATTGATTCTGAGATTATTACATACACTTCAAAAACCTCTACAACTTTTGAAGGATGTGTACGTGGATTTAGTGGTGTCACTTCTTATGATATTAAAGATGAACTGACTTTTTCAGAAACTCAAGCAAAAGAACATTTATCCACAGTTGATAATAAATCAACTATTGTAATAAATTTAAGCGTTATTTTTCTCAAACAATTTTTTAAAAAACTCAAAAAACAAATTACACCCGGATTTGAAGATAGAGAGTTATATTCAGATTTGGATGAAAGACTTTTTGTAAAGCAGTCTATAGATTTTTATACATCAAAAGGTACTGATAATTCATTCAAAATTCTTTTTGGTGCTTTATATGGAGAAAATGTTGAAGTTATAAGACCAAGAGATTACTTAATTCAATCATCTGA